GATCTTGTCCTAGATTGTTTTGGTGGTAGCGGTACAACAGCAAGAGCTTGTAAGGATTTGGGACGTAACTTTATTTTAATAGAAAAAGAAAAGAAATATTGTTCCATAGCAGAAGAACGGTTGAGGCAGGAAGTTTTATTTTAAACTTAAGAACTAATGAAAAAATTTTGTTGTTGGTGCGGAAAAGTTCACGGCGAAGAATGTCCAAATCTAAAAAAGTTTTTTAAAACACCAGAAATGCAGAAATACATAAAATCTTTAAATTTAAGTAATTATGACAGATCAAAAAACAGTAGAGGCTTTGATTGATAAACTAGCAGATAAAACGCTTAGTTTTGGAATAAAAATTAAGCTAAGCGAAGCTTCAGAATATTGTCCAGGAATAAACATAGAAGATGAGGTAACTTTTTGTGGAGATTTTTGGCAAAAATATAAAAACAGCAAAAAAACATATAACAAGCATATGGGTATAAAAAATAGAGAGGTTGTTGATATTGGTGCTTTAACTCCTTTTGATATAATCGGTCATCCAGTAATTATTGGGGATGTACTTGAAAGAATTAAAACACCTGATTTTACAAGAATATCAAGACAAATTGGGGGATTGTTTAGTTTACCATTAAAAATAGGAAAATTAGTTTATTTATGGTGGTTTTGTGGATTTAGAAAAAGTTTAAATCAAATAGTGGAAGAGAGTGGATTTGAACAGGCTAATTTTGAGAAAATTATCGACGGAAAAGTTGTTGCCAAGTGGAATGAACAACTCAAAGAACCCAACGCAAGGAAGCTTGTGGAGTTTATTATTAGCCTTAATTTGAAGTAGAAATGAAAGAATTAACACAGCTTTCTGCAACGCCTTTTAGTATTACAAAAATTGATGCCTTGATTGCATTATGTCGTTTGGAATTAGCTGTCTTTTGGAAAAATTATATGAAACAAAAACAAACTTTGGATTTTATGCATCGTATAGTTCCGTATTATGGAGCGAAGGTGTTTTATGAAAATCCGCCTTTGAATATTATTAATAGCAAAAATGCCACAATTTAAATATGGCGAAATCGGCACAATCGAATTAAATATCATTTCGAGGACATCCTCGAAATGGTTAAAAAAATATTTTAAATTTTAATTTAAAACCGATGGAACAAAAAAATTTTAGAGTAATATTTGAACTTATTGCTAAGGAAAAGACTCCAATGGAATAAGTGAAAGCATAAAACTTACGAAAGATTTTGGAAAATTGGCTGAGAAACACGGATTTGATTGTTATGCTAAAGGTTATCCTGCTGAAAAATTGGAACACGAACCCACTGGAAAAAGATATAAAATTAAAACACTTGAAGATATTGCAAAACTTACAGAAACACAGTTTGAGTTTTTTATTGATGATTTAAGACACTTTTGCAACTTGAGACGTAATTTACAAGCATTAAAAGATTCTGAACTAATTGAAGATTTTGGAGCTAAGGAAGGAATGACGTGGATAGATGACGGATTAAATGCAGGCAAAGTACAGGCAACAATTCAAACTACAAATAAACTTTAGAATTATGAACTCAAGAAAAAGGAGGTTAATGAATATCGAAAACTAAAAGAAAAAATAAAGAAAACAATTTTTCAGTTAAAGCTAAAAGAATCTCCTGAGAACATTGAAGCGGCAAAGTTGCTAATTAAAAAATATATCTTAGAAAGAGTTCCAAGCTATATTGGAAGACTAATAATTTAAAAAACAGGTCTAACTATACCAATTTTATACTTAAATTTTACCTATTATGCGAGAAATAAAGTTTAGAGCTTGGGATAAAATCAAAAAAACAATATTGTCAGTAGAAGAACTTGGATATTTTGATGTTATTGTATCTCCACAAGAGAATGACGATGAAGGAAATTATAGCTATGAACTTCAATATAAAAAATTTGAAGATGGTTCAGGAAAAGAGGAAGCAGATATAATGCAGTACACAGGTTTAAAAGACAAAAACGGAAAGGAGATTTATGAGGGGGATATAGTTGAAATCTCCCATCCTTGTTGGTCAGAAAGATGTAAGACAATTTTTAAATATGGTTGTACTATTTTTGAGCAATTATTTGGCGATGGAAAAGGCACACAAGTCTCAACACATACTTTTATGAATCAGAAGTGGGAAATTAAAGTTATAGGAAATATTTAGAAAATCATGAATTGCTTAAAAAGGTCTAATTATACCAATTATATAAATTAAGCTTTTGTTTTAGGTAAGCCATTTTAAGTGCGCTTATAAAAATTTCCTCGGGTATAAAACCCTTCTAGGACTTTTTTTATCGCCTTAAATCGCAATTTTTTCCCTTAAAAAAGCCTAAAAACATTAAAAAACCCCCGATTTTACTCGGGGGTTAAGTTTTTTCTCAATCTCTCATTCTATCCGTGAAACCTTGTTTGACATTATTAGGTTGGATATTTGGGCAGTAATTGTCCAGCGTCCGGCGCTTGCTCTATCTAGTAATTTTGTTTGCCTCCTTAGCTCAGTAATAACTTTTCCCTTTAATTTTGCATTAAAAGGGTAGAGCTTTTCGGGTTCTAGTTCTTTTTCAGTATTCATATATGCGAATTTTTAAGTGGTTAAGATATTCTGCGAACTTTCCTGTAAGTGTTCTGCAATTCTTCTTGTTTGGCTTCAATTCGCTCTTCGGATCAAATGTAGAAGCGAGTTGATATTGTTGTCCAGAGGAAGTCTCAAGTGTTTTTGCATTTCCAGACGGCTTTAGTAGAGGTTTTCATTTGAGTATTAATTAGAGGATAATTGTAGATAGTTGTTTAAAATTCCTTTATTAAAGACCTCTAAGATAAAATCTTCTAATTTTTCTTTGGATAAGTCTTTAATGCTGGTTTCTGTTAATTGACGGTCATAAATTAAAGCTAAAACGTCTGCAACGTTTAACTTTGAAATGTCTTTTTTTAGCATGGTTGTAAAATTAAAGAATAATAAGTAATTGTACAAAACACCCTATCCCCCAAAAAGTAAGGAAGCGTGTTAAAAGCTTGTGCCCTGCGTAGTATTGCAGGTAAACGATTTGTTTTTTTGTAAGTTTCATTGTGGAAGGTTAAGTAAATAAATCTAATATCCTGCCAACATTCCTTTGGCAAGATATTTGTAGAAATCCATAATGTCGCCATTGTGAAAGTCTATTTTAATGATGTTGCGAGCAATTTTACGCTGTAGCTCGGCAGGACAGGAGTAGATAAATAAAATAACCTTACGTAAAGGTAAAACATGAATATTGTTATTTACCTCAATACTAAGCATTTGATTTAAATCTATTTCTTTTTCTTCATTGAATTTTTCAAGATCAATGAGATTTTGTAATTTTGGCATGAATTAGTAAATAAAGAACTAAAAATAAACCTCAGAAGCGCGGAGCGCACTAAAAAGGAAAGCTTTCAAGATATTCATCTAAAGCTTCTTCTGTTTTAAAAGATTCAAGAGGGTATTTATTGTCTCTTGCTTCTTCTAAAGTAGAATGCACTGAATAACACAATCCTTGGTTATTAAGAATGTATAACGTACGACTGCGACTTGCGCGTGAAACGCGGACTGTCTCAATACTCCTGCCTGCATGAATATGTACACAGTCAAGAGGATCAAGAGTGTTTAGCTCTTTATTAAAGAGGTCTTTCGTTTTCATTGTGGGTAAAGTGAAAGATTAAAAATAGATGTTTGCCGATTTGTGAAGGAGCAAAAAAAGCCCGATAAACCTTTGTCGCTATCTATTATAGATAACGCTTTTTTGATTGTCAATACAAAGTAAAGAAAAAGTAATAAAGAATATGGCAAGTCTTTTGTTTGAGGGATTCTTTTGTTTATGTGTTGACTGTTTGGTTTTTAAATGTTAGGTAAGTGTCGGACGTTTAATTGACAGAAAGTGATGACAGCAGCAAGCCATTAAAAACGCCAACCACAATATATAGTATGTCGAAAGGGGAATTGTGAAATAGGATTATGGATAAAAATTAAAATCGGCTTATTGTAGGGAAAAATTAGTGATTTTGTGGAAAAATTATATCCTTCACAACAATTATTGTGCAGGATATAACAAGGGAAAAATATCAAGGTAGGGGGGGATAGGCTTCCGAGTGTGTACCAGTGCTCCTCTTGGTACCAGATGTATCCAACATTATCTGTACACATTCCTTCAAAAAAATTCTAAAAATTCTAAAAAAAATAAAATGAAATTCTTAGGATATAAAAGGCTGACAGAAAGGGGATTCGTAGATTCAGAAGTAGATGTTGGTTATACAGAATTGGAGTTTACAGACAATGAGATTGTTTTTTTAGGCTTTAATTCTAGGACAAAAATTGTTTCAGACAGAGAGTTTGACGATATTTGGAGAGGACTTCATTCTGATAATTACAAAAGGTGTAGCGATCAACTTCAAAAATTTTTTCTAAAAAAAACAAAAAAAATGTTACTTCTAGGTTTTATTTTGTACATTGGGGGATTAATTAATTTAGGATTTGCCTTATGTATAGGTGCAAAAAAGATTGATAAAAAAATGAAAAAACAAAGCTGATCAAAGCGCAGCATATGGGCAATGAAGATAGCTTAAGGCTTGTTTTAACAGGGGATAAAGTAAAGGACAAGGAGAATGAAGAAATGGCAAAAGGGCTTATGTTGGAAAATTTAAAAATAAAAAAATGAAACAAAAAACAATTAAATTAGAGGTTATAAGCGGTAATGAAAAGCTAATTACAAATATTGCTTTAACAGGCGATGCAGGATTTGATAAGCACAATGTTTTAAGTAAATCAGGAGAATTATTAGAGACTTTTGAAAAAATGGAAGCAGAGAGAAAAAAAGAAAAAAAACTACGTTTTAATATTCCGAAAGATGCGGAGGATCAAAGGAGATTGTTAATTGATTTAGAGAATCAAGTTGGAGTTCCGGAAAAAATTGAAAATGAAAAAATCATAGTTTCTCCTTATAAAAAACTATAACTATACAATATTTTTACAGCTGAAAGGTTGAAAAAATATCGGGGGTACATTAAGTCAATAAGCCAAACTTGACAGATGATAATTTCTTAAAAAAATAACCTGAAAAATCATGGCTAAATCTAAAAAAACAACACCGGAAAATAAGCCTAAGTACAAGGAGGGGGATAAAATTTTCGTTGTAAGTAAGATAGATTTGATAAATTTAAATGACAAAGACAAATTTTACAATGTTTATGAAGGAAGACTTGAGTCAGGTTGTCTGATTTGTGAAAAGATGTGTTTGGTTAAAGTTAAAAACACGTTTGCCGGAATGGAGTTTTCCAATGTTTTTAAGGATAAAGAAGATGCGAAAAAATATGCGCTTGAAAAAAATATGCAAATTTTGATGAGATGTGAGGCACGAAGAGAACGGAGAAAGTTGGCGAAGAGAGAAACAAGACACGAAGTTCATTTTTTAAGTGAACTTGAAAATCCTAAAAAGGAAGGAAAATTTAATTCAATATATATTGGTTTAGCGTTATTTGGTTTTTATCATTTGGTTAAATTGATCGTTAATTTATTTATTTAAATTAAAAAATGGAAACAATTCTGGTTGATTTAAATTTTCGGGACCATGAGGGGTATTTCAGGGAAAAGGAGTGGGGGAGGCACAGACTTCAGGATTTTACTCAGGATTTTGGGTTAAATTTAGACGAGAAGTTTTGTACTACTGACAGGATTGGAAGGTTTATGAGGATAAGTTTGCGAGAAGTTTTTCAAAAAGCCGGAAAGAAAAATCCGCAGGAAATTAATTTAGAGACGAGGGACGGATTTGTTTTGAATTTCTTAGTCAATGAGGAGAAGAGTTTTAAGTTAAGAAATGTGAGGAAAGTTTGATTTTTATACAAAAATGGTGTTTCAGACTTATTTCAAAGAGATAAAATTATCTGAACAAGAGCGAAGGAAAAAGGATAAAGAATGGCACAGGTTAATTTGCGAGCGTTTTGATTATACTTGTGTGATATGTGGAAGGAAATTTCCGGCAAATATGGTTTGTGGACATCATGTAAAGAGCAAGGGGGCATTTCCGGAATTGAGGTGGGATTCAAAAAATGGAGTTTGTGTTTGTAATTCTCCGCCATTCTTCTGTCATTCAAAAATTCATACTGGAGAAATAACCTTAAAAAACTATGTTTAAAAAACGAGACTGGAAAAAGTTAAAAAATTTACTAAAGAAGGAGAAAGAGCTAAAGGAGCATTATTCTGAATTATTTGCTGTAAGTGTGGAAGAATTAAAATTTGAAAAACTTAGAAATAAACATTTACTTTCGGTCATTGAAGAAATTAGAGAGCTTGCTAGGCAAGGAGTGCATTCAAATTTTATTCGTTTATTGGTTGAAAATGCTTTTGAGAGAGATGCTATTGATAGAAATATTCATAATCATTTAATCGCTAAAAATAGCGGTGCTTGTAGTGCGAGAGCCGGAAAAAATCGATGTGTTGATTTGTTGCATAAGAAATAACTGCTTTTCGCCATAGTATAAGCTTAATTACTCGCACGATTGCTACGGGGTGGTAGAAATGGTTATCTCGTCAGGCCCATAACCTGAAGACAGCGGGTTCGATTCCCGCCCCCGTTACCAAATTATTTTCTAATTTTTACATCATGAATTCGGAAACACTGAACACAACATCGGCAATTAATGATTTACCACAAGTTAATTTTTCTGAGGCTCTTGAGGCTCTAAAGAAAGGACACAAGGTTTCACGCCTTGGCTGGAATGGTAAGGGGATGTATTTAGAGGCACAGTATCCCGATGAGAATTCCAAAATAAAACAAGCATATATTTATATTGTTCCAGGGGAGGAATATATTGTCCCTTGGGTAGCCAGTCAGGTTGACTTATTTGCTGAAGATTGGGTTATTCTTTAGGTTTCTAAAATTCTTATTTTTTTATATCCACTATGAAAACTTTAATTTTAACTGTTGGGCTGCCACGAGCAGGTAAATCCACTTGGGCGAGAAAACAAGGAATTCCAATTGTAAATCCGGACTCAATTCGTCTTGCATTACACGGCGAAGCCTTTATCCCAAATGCAGAAAAAATGGTTTGGACACAAGCTCACTACATGGTGCAGAGTTTGTTTATCGCCGGACACGATAAAGTAATTTTAGATGCTACAAATATTACTAAAAAAATGCGTAAAGAGTGGGAAAATAAAAACTGGAATTGTGTTTATCAGGTTTTTCCAGCAGGAAAAGAAATGTGTATTGGTCGCGCAATTGCAGACAAAAGAGATGATCTAAAGACAGTTATTGAAAGAATGGCTAAGGAAATTACATATCCTAAAGAAAATTTATATGAGTAAAAAAACAATATGCGTAGATTTTGACGGCGTGATTCATCTTTATTCTAAAGGGTTTCAGAAAGAAAATTCTTGTTATGATGAAGAGGTGGAAGGGGCTATAGAGTCTCTCGTGCGTTTAGTTAAGCGTGGTTACAAAGTAGTAGTCCTTACTGCTAGAACTGATTTTAACCCTGTAATTGCTTGGCTTGATCAAGAGTTTAGAAAAAAGAATGAGGACTTTGTTATGTCCGATATTGAGGTAACAAACGTAAAACCAATTGCAATTGCCTACATTGACGATAGAGCAATTCGCTTTACCAATTGGAAAGATATGCTTAATTATTTTTAGAAAATGACAAAATACAAAGGAAGTAAAATGGAGGCAGCAGGAAAAGAAATAATTAAAGGCGCACAGAAAGCTTTGTATGAAGGTAAAGAATTTAGCCCGGCCGCCGCTGCAAGAAGTACAGGTGTTACCAATGATTATGCAGAGCAAATAAGTTCAAGAATTGTTAAGAATAAGAATTTTAGTGAGATGCTTGAATTTGTTTTGCCGACTCCGAAAATTCTTGACATTCAGGCAAGGCAAATGCAAGCAAAGGTTTTGAGGAGATTGCCTTTTCCTGCTGAAATAGGCTACAAAGTCGTTCAAGAAGGAGAGGAGCCAGATATTGATTTAGCTAAAGAAGTTATAGAGAAAATTGTATCTGACGCAGGAGGAGTAGTGTCATATGTTTTACCGCAAGCAACAGGAGGTTATTTGGCTTTTGTGATTTTTGATGACCATAAGGCAATCGACAAGGCTTTAGAAAAAATTTACAGGCTTAAAGGAATGAACGCACCGGAAGAAATTAAAGTAAAAAGAGAATTTGAAGATTTGTCGCAAGATGAAATTGACGTAGAAATTAAAAAACTTGAACAAGAACAATTCATCAGAAAAGATGAGGAAAAAAAACAAAATGCAATTGAGGGTAACTTAAAAGACAGTGAGAAAGCGGAAAATTAAATCCTGCACAATAAATAAAAGGAGGCCACAGACCGAATTTTTATTTATTGCAGAATGTCTGAAAATTACAGTTTAGAATTAAAAAAGGAGTATCTTTATCGCCTAAAAAACGAGCCGTACAGATTTTTTACCCCTACTGTAAAAGGGGAGGAGTACTTAAAATTAGTAGGCTCCGGAAAATATTTTATATCCTTGTTTTCGGCTGCCAATGGTATTGGTAAATCCGCTCTTGCTATGAATGCTCTGGCGCACTTGATGTTTCCGTGCGGTAATGAGTTTTTTCAAATGCCTCTCTGGCAAAATTGGTCATATAAAAAACGTGGACGTATTGTTTCAGATCCTACCAATATTAAAGAAAATATTGTACCGGAGTTACATAAATGGTTGCCAGCCGGACGCTATGAAGCAAGGAAAAACGGAAAAGCTTTTGATAGTAAATGGGTTACAGATACAGGCTGGGAGTTTGACATCATGTCTTACGACCAAGACCCGAAAGAATTTGAGTCCGTAAATTTAGGCTGGGTCTGGGAGGACGAGCCGCCACCTTTTTTGGTCCACAAAGCTTGTGTATCTCGTTTGAGGACAGGAGGCATTTTAATGATTACAGCAACACCGCTTTCCGGTTCTGAATGGATGTATGATGAAATAATTGCGAATCCTGCGAACAAAAAAGGGTTCAGAACTTACATTGAAGCGGATGTATGGACTGCTTGCGCTGATATTCAAGGAACAAGAGGATTTTTAAGAAAATCTGATATTGAAAGAATGATTGCGCAGTATGATGAGGAAGATATGCAAGCTCGTGTAAAAGGAAAATTTCAACATCTTACAGGACTTGTTTTTAAGCAATTTGATACAAAGATTCACGTTATTAGACCTTTTGATATTAATCCGGAATACTTTACAGTATACGAAGCTTTAGATTCTCACCCTCGTACAGAAGACGCTTTTTTGTGGTTGGCTGTAGATCAATCCGGAAAGAAGTATATTATTGATGAACTATGGATGAACGGAACAACAGAGGATTTGGCTTTAGCTGTTCTTAAAAAAACTGAAAAATGGAAAGTGGTCAGAAGGATTGCAGACCCGAGTTTATTTAATGAAGATAAGCATACCGGACAAAACATTGCTCGTGGGTTTGCTAAATACGGACTTAGTTATAGCCCAGCCACCAAGTATCGTACGGAAGCAGATAGAAGAATTAAAAATGCTCTTGATTATCAAGTTACACCTAGCGGAAAGACATTTTTGGTAGAACCTGAACTTTACATTTTTTCAAATTGTGAGCGTTTGATTTGGGAACTACAACGTTATCGTTGGGATGATTGGTCCGGAAAAATCGGCGACAAAAAAGATAAAAAACAAAAGCCGATAGATAAAGACGATCATATGATCGAAAACTTAGGGAGGTTATTGTTCCAAGAGCCTAGATATATTCCACAACTCATTAAGTCAAATTACCTTCCTTCTGCATTGCAGGGGAGCATGAGCCAAAAAGGCTCGACAGGTGGACTTGACCCTTACAGGAGGGCTAGGGTATAATGGTTTTACATTGTGGGTAGAGTTGAGTGTTAAAAACATTTAACCTGCCAAAAAAGAGGCTTCCTTCGGGAAGTCTTTTTTTGTAAATAATAATGTTATCATTTTTTGTCAACTTGTTTTTTGTTTTTTTGTTCAAAAAAATTGTCATAAATTAGCAAAAATGGTAGGTAAGTGGCGAAAAGAAGTTTTAACCAATATTACATAAATGCCAAAAGTTGTTGAGGAATTGGAAGCCACAGCAACACAAAAGGCAAAAAAAACTAGAGCGGAAAAAAGACGTGAAAAAAGGGGAAATAAGAAGATTTTGAAACAAGTTGAAAGTGAGTGCAACAGAGCAAAGAAGTATGTTGAGCCGAAATGGGAAAAATGGGCTGTCAATTTAACGCTTTACAACAACCAAAGAAGAGATCCGGAAGCGATTGGTGATTCGCTAATGTTTACGGTTTTTCAAACTATTTTGGCTTCTTTATATGAAGATCGTCTTGTTAGTACGTTTCAGGCTAGGACGGAAGGCGATATTCAGGTTTCGGAAAATCTAACTACAATGGCAAAGTTTGATTTTTGCGAAATGCAGAAGGATATTGTTGATTTTGAGTGGATTTGGGACACCCTCTTTTTTGGTCGTGGGCTACTTTTGCTCATGGAGTTTGACAGAGAGAAGAAAGTCCCTGTGCCGGAAGTGATTGACCCTATGACTTTTCTGCGTGATCCGAACGCAAGCTCCGTAAATGGAAACAGAAAAGGCAAAGGGGCAGCTCGTTTCTTTGGTCGTTATATCAGAATGACTAAGGCTGAAATTAAAAAAGCCGGAGTATATGAATATTATGGAAAATTAAAACCGGTAAGCGGTGGCGTGAATGATATCAACGACAGAGTGGACGCAAATAGAACAGCCAGAGCGGAAGCACAAGGTTTGAACAATGTAAATCACGAGGATTTAGAAGGGGGTAATAAAGAATATTCAATGATTGAGTGGTTTACCACTCTTGACGGAAAAAAATGTTTGGTAACGGTTGATCCTGAATTTAAAACAATTGTTCGTTATCAAGAATTAAAAAACCAAGAAAACTGGCCATTGATTGATAGGTCAATTTACCCGATTTCGCACGATTGGGACGGAGTGAGTATTCCGGATTTAACGGAAGACAAGCAAAGAGCCAGAGCGATTTTACAAAATTTAGGCTTAAGTTTAGAGAAATCTGCCTTATACGCAAGTTATCTTTACGATAATACAAAAATCACAAACAAAGCAGACTTATTGAATCTTGAACAAAACAGGTTTGTTGGCGTGGATGGACCGGTGAGTGGCGCTATTCAGCCTATACCTCGCGAAAATGTCGGACGTGGAATGCAATACATTTTTGAATTAATGGACCAGACAGCGCAACGTGCGACTGCAACTCCGGAAACAAAAATGGGTGCGCTTAGTAATGAATCCAAGACTGCAACGGAAATTGGAACTTTAATGCAAACGGTTGATACGAGGTATTCACTCTCTGCCAAAATATTTGGTTGGAGTGAGAGAAATTTCTGGAGACAGTGGTACTTCTTGTACAAGAACTATCTCGGCAACGACATAGACGAAAAAGTAATTCGTCTCAAGTCTCCTTTTGGTTTGAAGTTTAGAACTTTAATGAAAGACAACATTAAGGCGACAGTTGATCCGGATGTTGAAATTGAGTCAGCGGTTATTGCTGAAGCAGAAAGAAAAGCAAAATTAAAAGAGTTTTATTCGCTTTATACGCTTATTGCGCAAGAGTCAACTGCAAACAGACGTTATGCCATTAAAAAAATGGCTCAACTTACCGGAATGGATACGGAAGAAATTCAAATTCTCTTACCGCCAACAGTTGATGAAATGGATGCGATCAAGGAAAACGAGATTTTAAATAAAGACAAGACGGTTGAGGTTGATTTGGACGACGACCATATGTCGCATAAAGAAATGCACATGAGGGCGAATCCGAATGCAGCAACACTAGCGCACGTGGAAGCACACGACAAGATGATGCTGAAAATTAAGAAAAATCCTAAATTAGTCCGACCAGAATTAGCTGAAAAAATTAATCAACTTGGTAACAGACCGATAAATCCTGAAGAAATGGGTTCAATGGCGAACCTTAATTTTGATACGCCTACAACTTTAAATACAGCGAAATGAACATAGAAAAAATGACAGCAAAGGAGATAGCAAAAGCCTTAAAAGAACTTAAAGAGTTTCATGGTTGGAGGGTTTTATCCGCACTTTTTAACAAAGACAAAGAGCGAGCAAAGGAAAACCTTTTGAAAGGGGAATATTCAACAATCCAAGAAAGAAACCGAGATAAGGACAAACACTTGATTTTAGAAAAAGTGGTAGAGGCTCCCGATTTCTACCAAAAAATTACGGAACTAGAAGGAGTTAAAAACGAAAATGATCCGTTCTTTAAAACAATCGAAGAGATTAGAAAAAATAAACCAATGTGAGTTTAGTTGGACTCCTAAGTAGGAAGAGACGCTTTTTCTGTGGCTTCCACTCTTCCGAAAAAGGGGGTCTTACCAAGTTTACATAACTTGTTTTCCGCCTTAACTGGCTCGGTAACCAGCTCTGAGGCGAGTACATTTATTTCTTTAATAAATCAAATATGCCAGAAGACAAAAACACTCCTGAAGAGGATGTAACTACTGATGACGACACTCAAGAGGATCAAGAAGAAAACCTTGATGATTCTCAAGAGGACACCTCTGAAGATGACCAAGACGACTCTGACAAAGACGGAGAAGATTCCGACGATGAAGGAGGCGACGAGGACGAAGAAGAGGACACTCCTGACGATCTTGACGAAGAACCGCCCGTCAAGAAAACCGTCAAAGATTTTATTATCGAGCGCAAGAATAAAAAAATCGAAAAGCTCCTTAATAAAACCAAAGACAAGGAGAAAGACAAAAACCCTGAAGACGATGATGAACCAACTCTCGAGGATAAAAAATTGGTTTCCAAGGTGGTAAATGAAGAGTTCGGCGAAGAGCTTGAAGCGTTGCGTGAACACAACAGAAAAGCTCAAGAGCAAGCCGATACAGCAGCACTAGACAAACTTATCGAAGATGAACCTGAATACAAGCCGTATAGGAAAAAAATTGAGAAGTGGTCTAAGGCTAAAGGTTATGAACATTTACCAATAGAAGTAGTTGCAGTAGCCGCTTGCGCAAAACATCTTAAAAAGATTGGAGCAAAGCAAGCAGCACGACTCAACAAAGAAGCTGACAACTCAAAATCCGGAGGAGGAGGTACTCGTACCAGAGAACCAAAGGATTACGAAAACATGTCGGACGCAGACTTTGAAAAGGAAAAACATAGAGTTCGCACAGGGTAATAAGATAGTGGCGGTTGAAAAATTATAATATTTTTTAACCTTTATAGATATGCCAAATACAGGTAGAAATGCAATCTCAAAAGAAAATCAGTCATTTTATAATACAACCTTACTAAGAGAGGCAAAACCTTCCTTAGTGCATACTCGTTTCGGGCAAATTAATGATTTACCGCAACATGCTGGTACAGATAACATGACCTTCCGTAGGTATGCAGCATTGCCAAGAGCAACCACTCCGTTAAGTGAAGGAATCACACCGGCAGGAAAGAAGTTGTCTGAGACGAAGATTAACGTAACTATTTATGACTACGGAGATTTTGTAACTATCACAGACAAGATCAACTGGGAGAGCGAAGACCCCGTTTTAATGATAGCTGCAGAAACCTTGGGGAGACAGGCTGGTGAAACAATTGACGAACTTTGTCGCGAGGTTCTCAATGCCGGTACAAATGTTCAACGTGTAGGCGACAGACTTACTCGTGGGGCTGTTGTTGCCGGAGACAAAATGGATGTAGCTACAGTTAAAAAGGCTGTACTTACACTTAAAAATGCAAATGCGAAAAAGCTCGTCAAACAAATCAATGCAAGCACAGGTTATGCCACGGAACCAATCAAAGCTTGTTATATCGGAATTGCACATCCGAATATTGTTGAAACTATGAGCGGACTTACAGGTTGGGTGCCGGTAGAAAAATACGCGCGCCAACAAAACATAATGGAGGATGAGGTCGGTAAACTCGGAGATGTACGTTTTATTGAAACAACAGAAGCAAAAGTTTTTGAAGGAGAGGGAGATTCCAGTATTGATGTTTATTCAACATTAATTATTGCGAAAGATGCATACGGAGTTTCTCGTGTATCAGGTAAGGCAATGGAAAACATTGTTAAGCCTTTTGGCTCAGGGGAAGATCCACTTAACCAGAGAGCTACCTCCGGATGGAAGGCAACTTTCGCAACTTTGATTCTTAATGATGACTATATGGTCCGCATTGAAAGTTCTTCTGAATACTAGAACACATAAGGGAGGAAATCCTCCTCCCTTTCCTTTTATTTTTAAAACTTAAAAAAACAAGACTATGAATAATGAAGCCACGCCAATGGATTTTGAAAGTTTAGAAGCAGAGCTTCTACGCCTGAATTTAACTAATTTAGATGCGAAACTTAAAGAACTCGGAATCACGGAAGCATTTCCAGAAGGAACAACCAAGAGAGTAATAGTTAAACGCACTATTGAAATTTTAAAGGGAAATAAACCAGACGAAGACGATAGTCAAAGCGATGATTCCGCTCCTGTGAATACTGAAGAAGATAAGGCAGTTGATAAAACTGTTCCACCTCCTTCCAACACAGGCACCGAAGAAAAGCAAACAGAAGAAAGGGGTGTTGAAACTTATAAAATAAGCAAAAGTGCTCGGATGGCTATTGCGAGAAAAGTACAAAAAGAATTGGAAAAACATCCGAAAATTGGATACATCATTCCTCTTCGAGATGGTGAAAAGGCTGGAGAAGCTTACGAATCAGTAACGATCAATGGCGCGCGTTTCGAAGTGAAAAAAGGAGAGTTTGTTGAACTGCCTAAGCCTATAGCCGACATGCTTGCGCATAAGCATAGTTACAACCTAGGCACAAAAACAATTCCTGCTGAGCGTAATGTTAAATTTATGCAAAGAAGAGGAGAAGGTCAATAAAGAACATTAAATTATTTCTATTTTTTAAAAAGCATTAATCATGATTACTTTAGACGGAAAGGGCGGACGCTTAGAAATTAAGACGTTTACCTTAGATCCAGCTTCAATTGCTGCAAATAGTGAAGGTACGGAAACAGTAACAATTCCCGGTTTAACTTCCGGAGATTTGGTACTGGTTCAACCTCCTTCAGATTTGGACGCAGGCTTGGTCTTTAAAGGCGCAACTGTTACGGATGATGATGAGTTGTCAATCACTCTTGCCAACGTAACAGCAAGTCCTGTAGACGGAGCCTCTAAAACTTGGACGTTAGGTGTAGTAATTACGTCTGATTCCTAGTTTTACTTCAGAGAAATAAAGGAAGCCACAGTTTTAATTCTTTTATTTCTCTCTGATGAAATTTTCAACTTTTGCAGCCTTCGTGCGAGCGCAAACATTCACAGATGCCAATACGCTAACTAATGAAGATTTGGCGATGAGAGCGAATGTTGAGAAGGATGATTTTGCACTAAAAATTCTCGAAGCTAACGAGGATTATTTCGGCTTTGCATATAAAGCTGACTTGATTGCTAACCAGAGGGAATATCCTTTACCGGCAAGCATTTTACCTCAAATTAAAAAGGTTGAAGTAATGCTTGATGGTGAAAACTGGGATCCAATTGACGAAACGGATTTGAATTTTATAGATGCGCCAACAAACGAAAGTGATATTCAAAACGCATATTCAGGCAGAAAAGCAGAATATGGTTTATTCGGAGGGTCTATTCATATCTATTCAGCAGATGCAATCATTGATGTCATGGAAGGCATTAAGCTTTTTGCTTTTGAGTATCCAAAGGATTACAGAGCAGATGATTTCAATGGTTCTGTAGATATGAGTACACCTGTTGACTTAACCTCGTCTGCTTTACCGATAGCATTTCACTATCTTTTGGCTTTAAAAGTTATTATCGGTTGGAAAAACGGGAGACCTAAACCGGTAAAACTACAAGGAGATGAACTAAAGTTCGATGACAAATTTAATGCCGCCCTTAAAACAATTAAGAAGGCTAATTTAGATCGAGCTTTTACGGCTAAAAGACCGGTTAATTACGGTTATCAATATTAATTTATTCTTAATTTTTATCACATGAAAAAAGCAAAAATTGACTGGAAGCATAACGTAAGTTACAAGCTTCTTGATAAAGACGGAAATGTTAAAAAAATTTTTAAATACAATTTGCTTGGAAAAATCTTTTCAAGATTGTTTGGTTTTGCTCCAAAAATACCTTTAGTTTTTGGCTCACTTGTTTCAACAATGATGGTTGAAAACATAATTACCAATACAGGTAAAGCAGCTTTGGCTTCACGTGTAAACGGAGACGGAAGTGCGGCGATTTTTGACCATATAGCTCTTGGTGTCGGCACAACCTCAGAAGCAGTAGGGGATACGGCACTTGAGTCCGAAATTACTTCAAATGGAGGTTCACGTGCTCAGGGTGCAACTTCTCGCACTACAACTACGGTTGAGAATGATACAGCCAGAGTTTCAAAAACATTTACCTTTACTGGATCGTTGGCAATTACAGAGTCAGGTTTATTGAATGCTGCTTCTGGCGGAACACTGCTTGCTCGTCAAGTCTTCTCGCCAATTAATGTTGTTGATACAGATGAGTTGGTAGTTACATGGGACTTAAATAATGCTTAATCAGGTAGCATGGCTGACAATATTTCTAAAACATGGGATTTAAATGATAATCAGGTGCCGTCTGATATGACGCTTGTAAATAATTTAGGTGGTGGTGCTGTTATTACAAGAGGTTATTTGCATTGTCCAACTAATGACGATAGGGGATATTTAACCTTAACTGATGATTTCGCAACTGCTAATAAGGAAAGTGTTCGTATTAAGGCAAAAGGGAAACTTTTTGATGCGACCTGGGCTACTGCTATTTACTTAAGAATGGTTAATTCGACGGGGTCGACAATTGTTAATCTTTCTTATTATGATTCTAGCTCCGGAGGGGTACAAAGGGAGTTGAAGCTCTCTTGGTATAAAGGAACAGGTACAACAACTACTAGCAAATCTCTTTCTGTTTCACCTTTTACTGCGAGGCTTTGGTATCCTATGGAGGTAACTGTTGATAAGGATGGCGTAACCGCAAAATTTTATAATTCTTCAGGGTCGCTTCAGCACACCTTAACAATTACAAAAGCGGAAATAGAAGCTAATTCAAGTTATAGATTAAGTGATATTGCAAATGTGCAGTATTGGGTTTATCGAGCAGAAATTGATCCGGGACTGGATGATCTTGAGCTTGACGTTACCTATAAAGAAGGTCCATATTTACAAGATTGTTCAGAAACCATAAATTGGGTGGCTGAGCAAGAAAAAAAAACTTCAAAATACTTTTCTGAACTTGTAAGCTGGCTAGATGAGAAAAAAAAGTTTGTTAAAAAAATGTTGAGTGAGTCTTTATCCTGGCTGAGTAACTTTTTACGTGGATCTCGCCATAAAAAGATTTTAACTGAAATTGTTACCTGGACTGACGAATTATGTGTCAAATTTGGCAAAATTATTTCAGAAACAATAAACTGGGGTGAAACAAAAATATTAAGAATTTCAAAAACAATACTAGAAAGAGTAAATTGGTTAGATTCTTTTTATAGAAGAATAAATAGAAAGTTGATTGAGTTTGTAGATTGGATAGATGAGGCTTTAAGGCATTCTATATTTAGATGTCTTTTTTCTGAAGAAATAACATGGACTGACAAAAAAAAACTCTTGAAAAGGATGTTTAAAGTAGTTATTGAGCCTGTCGCATGGACAGAAAAACTGTTAGTAAAACAGGCAAAAGCTTTCTTTGAAGTTATTGGTTGGACAGATAAGTCAAAAGCTTTTTTGAATGGACTAAGAGTTGGTATTTGGGAGAAGGTAAAGAAATCTCTGGGTACCTGGAAAAAAACACCTAAAAATTAAAATTTATGCTTAATAATCTTATCGAAACAATGAAGGAAATACCACAATCTTGTGTTGCAGTTTTTATCGCAGTTATGGGAGGCGTAGCAAATTTTTTAATGATTAAAAAAGAAGAACGCTCATTGTTTAGCTTTTTAACCATGATTTTTATTGCCGGATTTGCCGGATTTTTAACCTTTAAATTTTGCTGCTACTTAGAATGTTCAAAAGATCTTGCCTCAATTGCATCCGGAATTAGCGGACTTTCCGGAGAGGCTGTTTTAAAGCTCTATAAAAAAACTTTTTTAAAAAAAATTACTGATAAATTAAATTAGTTCTATGCCAACAATCGTACTAAAAGACTTTAACCTCGGCGGAATATCTAATAGCCCTTATCAAGGACAGGCAGATACTTTAGCAGAAATTAATGGAATAGACCTGCACAGTGAAGGTGGAATTATTAAGGCTTATCAGGATTTTGCAAAAATTACGTTTGATCAATCCGCAAATGCAGGAGGATTTATCAAACAACTAAGTAATGGAAATGTTTATCTCTTTTGTAGAGCAAAAATTTATAAGTACAATGCAGGACTAAAGACCTTCTTTCTTACACGTGCATTAGATAATATAAATCCTACTTTTGTTGAAGAATTTAATGGATATACATATTTTACAGACGACGATAAAAGTGTTTGGAGAGTTCCTACTGAAGATATCGAAACAGTCGGAATAACAGAGTTTATGGTAAATACTCTTGATGAACATGATAGCGACTATGGCAGAAGTATGTTTGTGAAAAACGGCGTTCTTTTTATTACAAATAACAACAAAATTGCCAGCATCGATGTAGATGACAATATAAATGTGAATGCTTTTGACATTGAATCAAATTTTAACATCACTACTCTAAACGAATTTGGAGACGATTTAGCCATTCCTGCCACTAACGGAATATATAGTAAAATTTATCGCTGGGATACATACGAAAAAAGCTGGAATCCTAATGTTGCGATTGTACCGGAAAGAAAAATCGGGACAGTCGTTAAGGATTATAACGGAACACTGCTTTGTTTTACTGAAGGAATAGGCAATGTTTATTACTATAACGGAATAAATGCAGACTGGCTTAAATCAATTCCTGGAGATTTTTCAAAAAACGGAAAAATCAAAATCAAACAAGGTGCAGCGGAACGCTACAACAGAGATATTCTATTTGGAATTTCGCAAGGTACAGAAACTTCTGCAGATATTCTAAAAGGTGTTTATAACTTTGGACGAACAGGACCTGAGTATTCGAGAGTTTTATCTTTTTTATTTGAACAAACAGACGGAGTTGTTTACGACATTACAGATACAACCGAAGGGCTTTTTGTCATCATAGATAATGATGCTTACATTATTGATCCGGAAAAGAAACTTGAGACAACTCATTATGTAACTCGTGTAATTGATGTAAACAGGAACGAACTTAAGGATTTTTCTTTTTATGTTAATTACAAAAATTTTCCTGATGTTTGTAATATTCAGGTTTTTGAGAAACGTAATGGGGCGTTAACATGGACAGCCTTAAATGTAACTCAAAACAAAACACAAAGTAGGTTTGAGGCGGACATTAAGTTATTAAACACCAATACAATTCGATTTAAGGTTGTACATATTTCTAACGGAAATGATACGCCCGAAGTTGAAAGTTTAATGATCGAATATTAATGAAAGAATTATTTGAAAATTTACCGGGAATTGAAACAGAGGAAGCAACTCCGGAGAATGCTTATGAATCTTTTATCAGGAAACTTTTTATAGGAGGTGGAGATACGGCTGTAAATATTGAAAAAAATAAAGGTGTTTGGATCGGAGCGAGAAAGTTTGAAGATGCTCCGTTTAGTGTAGATATGCTTGGAAATGTTGTTGGTGTAGATAGAGGAAAGTTTAACGCAAATTTTGCAAATAGAGTTTGCGCAAATATTGATGATGACAAAACTGGTCCACAAGAAATTACAGTGGGCTTTAGACCAACAAAGATTGAAATTGATGCTTATTATGCTCCCGGCTTAGCTAGTTACGGAGGTTGTTGGTCAAAAGGACTTTGGACAGGAGTAGGGAGTAATTGTTTTTTTGGCTTTAGTTCATCAATGGGGAGACATACTAGCAATATTATAAGGATTGATAAAAATATTTCCGGACAACTTGATGCAGCATACGTATCAGCAGTTAGCGACACAGGCTTTACTCTTTATTGGACAAATATGTATTACCAATGGCCATGCTACTTTCTTTGGAAAGCATGGGGATAGATAATAATTAACATAAAAAAATAATTATGCCTAAAACTCTATATCAACAATGGAAAAGCGGAAAAATTGATATTCAAAAATATCAAGCAGAATTAAAAAAGCTGAATGATTCACGAAGTACAGACGAAGCAGACAGAATAAACGCTGAAGTCAACAAAGAGCAGAGCGAAGATTTTAAGTTTTTTGATTCTGCGGATGAACCACCAACAAAAGAAAGTAGTAAGTCTACCTTAGTTTCCACTTATGAGAAAAATAAAACAGCTTTTGAGATAGAAAAGCTAGGAGACAAGCCGGAAAGTGATTTTGAATCAAAGCTTACAGGGTATCGCAATAAATATGGAATTGAAAACTTGGAAGATCAACTGGCGGACATAGAAGCTCAAGAAGAAGAACTTGCAGCCAGCTTAAGGAATACGAATGACAAAACTGAAGATATGCAAATTTCCATGGGGGCGATTACCGGAAAAAAATCAAAAGATCAAAAGGAGTACATGGAAAAAGCAGATTTTCTAAGAAGGCAAAAGCAAACAGTAGTAAGCCAGCTTACCGCTAAAAACAATGTTGTAAATTCTCTAATGAGCGCTGCACAGATGGACTACAACAATGCAGTTAAGGATTACGATACTCAATACAATCAAAACATTCAAACAATGAATTTGATTAAAGGTATTGAAGACAGCCAAAAAACAATAGAGAACAGAGAAGTAGACAATGCCAGAGCAAATGCGCAAATTGTTGTAAATGCTTTATCTTCAGGAGGTTTAAGTTATGAAAATTTGTCTGACACAGAAAGGCTGAATTTTCAAAAATTGGAAACTCAAGCAGGTTTACCGGTTGGAACTTTTGAAAACATTACTTCAAAAAATCCGGAAAGCAAAGTTCTTTCTACTACAACCAGAGTGTCCACCGATGGAAACAAGTATGCTGATTTCCTTATTCAAGACAGCAAGACAGGAGAAATCAAAATCCAAAGTGTTGCCTTAGGTACTGTTACAACAGCAGCAGAACTGAGCAAAAATACCATAAAAACCGGTAAAGACTTGGAGGGAAACACTATTCTGGAAAAAATCTCAAGTGCTCCGATTGGACAAAAACTCGACAGAGGACAATGTGGAGAATTTGTAAATGATGTTTTGGGATTAAGTAGTTATTTTGGGGATTATTTAGATAACAGAGATGGACAAATAGGAAAAAGAGAGCGTATTAATTCTCAAACTCCGGCAGTTGGAAGTGTCTTTATTGAAGATGTCAACACAACAAACGGACATGTCGGAATTATTAAGTCTCTTAATTCAGACGGAACCTATACCGTAGTAGAGGCTAATTATAAAGGAGACGAAACACTTGGAACGCGTGTCATTGATCCGAGTAAGGATACAATTTTAGGCTATTTTGACCCTACTCAAGCAGGTATTTCTACCGGTGGAGCAAAAACACCTACAGAAATGAATAATCGAGTTTTGGAACTTCGCCAGAAAGTTATTGACGGAAAAATGAGTACGGATCAAGTAATCACACAACTTGAACTTGAGGCAGGGATAAAAATGACACCGGAGCAGAAAGCCGCTTTTATTGAAAAATATTTAGCTGATGTGTAAAAATTATGAGTAATTATTGGGATAACATCTTAGGCACTCAAACGCAAACTGCTGAGGAAGTAAAAACTCAAAAAACGCAAAATAGCGAAAGCTATTGGGATGATTTTTTGGGAACAAAAACTGTGCAAACAGAGTTTGCGGAAAGTCAGACTGGTTCAAAGCAGAGATTTGAACCAACAGGGGAAACAGAAGAAAAACAAACTTTAAAAGTTGGTGGCAGTTTGGCAGGAGTAAAAACCAATAATGAAATTCACTATAATTTTAAAGATGAAAATAAAAAGGGGATTCCACAATGGCAGTTTGATGCAATGACACCAGAAAAACAGGAAGAATTTAAAAGTCTTGGAGGACTTATAAAACAAGAACAAACTACTGAAGAAATACAAAAAGAAGAAAAAGAAAGACTGCAAAGACAGGCTGAGAGGTGGCAAGGATTTAAAATTTTAGGAGAGCAAAAGCGAGAAAAAACAGCAAACCAAAATCAAAGTATTTTCAATGCACTACTCTCAGGAATAAAATCAGGAACAACTGGTGTTGTTTCCAGTATTGGTTCTGCTGCTGAAAGTGTAGGATATAGTGAAGATATAGACTGGCTTCAGAGCTGGGGAGAAAAAATTGCAGACAAGTATCAAGGAATTATTATTGCGAATCCACAATGGCAACCACAAGGAGAAGGCAAGTATTCTAATCCTAACTGGTGGACACAGAAAACAGGAGAGTTGATTCCTTTTGTTTTAGGAACATTAGGAGTAGCTACTGTTGGGACTTTAACAACTGGTCCAATAGGCGGTGGAGCAGCTACATATGCTTTTATGTCAAGTACGGAAGCAGGAAACGCATATCAAACCTACAGACAAGAAGGTTTGAGTATAGATGATGCTGCAAAAGCTTCCCAGGCTTATGGAGCAGTTGCCGGGGCACTGGAATCAATTACACCTAGTATTTTAATGAAAACCATAGGAAGACCGCTCGGGCAATCGGTAGCTAAAAGTTTTCTAAACGGAATAATGAAAAAAGTACCAAAAATTGTTTTAACAGAAGGAGGAACGGAAGGATTACAACAGTTTACACAAAATTATGTTTTATCTTGGTATAAGGACAATGTTGATTTATTTGAAGGTGTTCTTGAATCAACAGCGCTAGGGGCAGTTGGGGGGCTTGTTTTTTCTGGTGTTGGCTCAACGCTGCACATGATACCTTCCGCAAAGACAGCACTTCAAGAAGAGTCAAAAATAGCTTCTCAAAATCCGACAAAGGAAAATATTTCTGTTATTGAGGAATCCCGGCAGGACATTAAGGATAGTACAATTCCTTTTGTTTCAAATGAAGATTTCAATGTAAAAATTATTCCTTTTGACAATGGAACTTTTCAGTCTCAAGGGGAAATTAAGGTAGGCAGTACGATTTTTACTTCTCCGCCAAATCAAACATTTCAGACTTATCAAGAAGCGATAGCTACACAAGTACAAGAGCTGAAGTCTTATTTGTCGGAAAAACTTTCTTCAGACAAAAACACGAAAGAATTGATTAATTTGAGTAATCTTGAAAAACAATTAGAAGAAATCAGTACAACTGAAAAAATTAATAAATATGTGGATCAAAAAATTAAGGAATCAAAACAGAATCAACAAAATTTTGTTGAAACGAATGTTAAAACTCCAAAAATAGAAAAAATTAAGACAGACGAAAGTTGGTTGGAAAAACAGAATTCAGAGGAAGAAATTAAGTCGAAGGAACAAAAAAAGGAAAAACCTTTAAGTTTAAACGATATCAAACCTTTAAAAAGAGAGAATTATAAAACAGAAGAGGATTTTCAAAAAGCTCGTTTAAAGAAATTAGAAGAGATTGAAGCTGTTTGGAATAACTTAGCAGAAAAGCAAGAAAAACAAACGAAAAAAATTGCAAAAAAGCAAGGAGGCAGTTTTGACACAGGACCAGAAGGAATGAGTTGGAAGGAATACTTTGATTCGTCTAAAAATGATAATGAAAGAACTAAAAGAGTTGACGAATTTGATAAATGGAGAGCCGAGGAATACAAAAAAGAGCAAAAGGAAAAAAGGAAAAAAGAAAAACAGAAGAAGCCAAAAGATGAGAAAGTGTACGCTTCCGGAGCAAAGCCTCGAATTAAAAAAGACTCTAAACCCCAAAAAACAAGTATTGAGAATACTATCTCATTCAAAGACGATGAAGTTAGCATAAAAGAAAAAGTAAAAGATTCAGCGGAGCGTTTTTATATTGCAATGAAGGACGAAATGTACGCAATTAAAAAGGTGTTTGGTGAAGATAGCAAGGTTATGCAAAAAGTTCGTAATTTTGCTGGAGCTGCCAAACGTGCTGAAGAAATGCTTGTCGGTGAAGGAACTTTTAATTATGGAGATTTCGCCACAAATGGAGAAAGTTTACGAAACATTGTTAAGGATATTTCTAAAGAAAAGGAACGTGATTTAGAGTTTTATTTACTTCTTCGCCGTGAAAAAGCTTTGCAGGAGGTTAAACCTGACTACAAAACAACGCTTGATTTAGAGGAAGTTAAAACAAAAATTACCGAATTGGAACAAAAATATTCTGATATTAAAAAACTTGGAGATCGAATCCGTAATTTTAACGATCGTGTTTTTCAGTATGCAGTTGATAGTGGATTTATTTCCGAAGATGTTGCTAAAGCGGTCCGTAAAGAAAATCCCGACTATACCGCACCAATGTTTAGGGATGTGAAGCAACTTAAAAAAGGAGTGGCAAGCGGAGCGATTGCCAAAGTGAGTAATCCTATCAAGCGAATTAGCGGAACTTTGAAACCAGACTTAAAAACGCTTCCACCTTTAGAGAATATAATTAAAAACACTTACCATATTTTAGACGCTGTAAACAAGAATGATATTAAACGAGATATTGTGCAGTCCATTGAAACAAATAAGGAGTTTGAAAAATTTGTTAAACTAACTAAGCCCAAAGTAATTCCGGTCGGAGAATCTGTTTATACAGCTGTTTATGACAAAGAATTTGAAAGTAAATTGATTAATTTTGCAAAAAAGCTCGGACTAAGAGAATTTCAAAAGAAAGGAAAAGTCGGAAGCAATTTAGGGTATTACAGACCGGCAGGTGAATTTATTAACCGAAAAATCGGAACCGGCAGAGAGACAACTGCTCACGAGGTCGGACACTTCCTTGACAATAAATACGGACTTAAAGAGAAGTTTTATCGCCAAAAACTAACTAAAGCGGTTGGAGATGAAATTTACCAACATTCAATTAAAAAAGGAGAAACAGGTAAGAGGTTGGGGATGGTGGCGGAAAGATTTGCAAATGCTTTTTCTTGGTGGCTTTCGCAAAGATATTTGGCTCAGAGAGATTTGCCTAAGTTTAGTAAGGTAATGGAGCAGATTATCAAAGAAAATCCTGAACTTAAAGAACTGCTTGAAATCGAACCAACCCCTCGAAACTCTCTTGAAAGTGATGTAGAGACAGTTTTTGCCATTGCTCCACGTCAACCTGACGGAGTGATTGATGTAAAAATTGACGGAGAAACTAAGTACTATGAAGTTGATTTAGATATTTACAAGGCTCTAATGGGGCTTGATAGGCAACAAACAAATATCATAGTTAAGATTTTGGAAGTGCCGACAAAGTGGCTTAGGGCAGGAGCCACGCTTACGCCTGAATTTACTTTGAGGAATCCTTTTCGTGATCAACTCACGGCGGCTATTAATTCGAACAATGGTTATATCCCTTTTGTTGATTTGGCTAGAGGCGTTTACAAAATGATAAGTAAAAAACCTTCCAATATTGAATTGAATCGTCTCTATAGAATTTCCGGAGCGGACTATGGCTCAATTGTTTCTCCGGATAGAGCAGAGATGGAACAGGCTTTGAGAGATGTTATTCAAGGCAGAGACGCAACTTATTATGTCAAACATCCGATTGATTTTTTGCGTTTAATTGCAGAGTACGGAGAGACCGGAACACGCTTGGCTGAATTTGAAAAACAATTTAAAAAACAAGGAGGTGGTAAAGACTCCGTATATGCGGCAGGTGCGGCAGCTAGAGACCTAACTTTGAACTTTGGAAAAATGGGAACGCAAGGAAAAATTTTGAATAAAATTATTGCTTTCTTTAATGCACAGCTTGAGGATATTGATAAAATGTTCAGACAGCATAAAAAATATCCTGCAAAAACGGTCTTAAAAGCTGTTAGTTATGTAACTATTCCTACAATTCTATTGTGGTTTTTAAACAGAGGCAATGACGATTACGAGGAATTGTCTCAATGGAGAAAGGATTTATTTTGGAATATCCCAATCGGAGGAAAGAAAATTAAATTTATTGCTATTCCGAAGCCATTTGGATACGGAACAATTTACGGAACATTTACTGAAAAAATTCTTAATACAATGGATAAAGGAAATCTGAAAGAGGGCTTTGATGGCTTTGGTGGAGTGCTGTTTCGGTCATTTGCACCTTCTATTGCTCCGACAGCCTTGGTTCCCGTTGTGGAGAATAAGTTTAATTATTCTATGTTTTTAGATAGACCTTTAGTTTCCGCAAATAAAGAAGACCTAATCCCTGAGCTTCAATACGGAAGGTACACAGCTGAATCTGCAAAATTTTTAGGTGAAACATTCGGTTATTCTCCGGCAAAGATTGAAAACTTGATTCGGGGTTATACCGGAGGGCTTGGGGGATATGGTTTACAAGCAGGAGATAAACTTGTGGGAGCTTTTACCGATCTGCCGGAAAAACCAGACAGGGGGTTGTCCGGTTTTCCGGTTCTTAAAGCTTTTTTAGTTGATAAGCCGCTTGGATCAAGAGCGAATAGTGTAAACGAATTTTATGACATCTCACTTGAGTCAAGTACGGCTTTGGATTCTTACAATGAAATAAAAAATTCTAATCCGGATAAAGCGGAACAATATCTAAAAGAAAACTCACAATATATTGCTTTAGCCAAAAGAATTGCGTCAATGAGACAAGGACTTTCCGGAATGTATAAGCAACGTGATATTGTGCTTGATAGTAAAAAACTTAATGGCAAACAAAAGGCAAAACAACTTGATGAAATTGATACTCAAATTTTGGATATGTCCAAAGGATTTTTGAAGGAAATTAAAGAGTTTAATGATTTATCTCCGCAGCAAGCCAAAGTAATGAGTTTTAGTCAAACTGATAAAGAAGGTATGGCTAAAGAGTTTTTGAAACTTAGCGACAAAGAGCAAGAAGTAGTTTTAAAACTTTTTACAAAGAATAGAAAGTCTGCTTTACAGAAAGGAAAAGAAGATATTTTGCTCAAAAAGTATGTAACAAAAAAAGGTCTATCTTCAAGGCTTGCAAACGAACTAGTCAAAGAAGCAATTGGAAAAACAGATGATGCAAGTAGTAAACAAAGAGCAACTAACCTTAAAAAAGAATTTTCAATTTATCGAGAATTTGGCTTTGAAAACGATCTTGTAAATTCTTTAATGAGCGCTTCGACAAATAGTGATAGAGCAGAATTGCTTAAAACAGAAAAAGAAAAAATAGGACAAATTAAATTTAGTTCATTTGTAACTAAGGCTCGTAAAATGGGTCTTGTTTCGGATGATACTTATAAAAAATATCTTAAATTAAAATAACATGGATACATCGAATAAACCTGAATTTATAGTTATTCATCATACGGCGGTAAGTCGTATTGAAAACAATTATCAATTTGGAGCTGTTAATAACTACCATAAAAAGATCGGATTTTCAAAAAGCGATCTTGGTTATTATGTCGGTTATCATTATTTTATTGAACCTTCCGGAAAAATTACTCAAGCTAGAGAAGATGATGACAGAGGAGCGCATTGTTATCAATTGAATATGAATTATAACAGTATCGGAATTTGTTTGGTGGGAGATTTTGATATTGAAGAACCTACAGAGGCACAAAAAAGAGCTTTAAGTCAGTTTGTTACAAAAATTTGTAATAAACACTCAATTAACCCTGAAAACGTTCTGCCACATCGTCATTTTGCTACCTATAAAACTTGTCCAGGTAAAAAATTTACGGACAAAATGATTGAAAATTTAATTGTTGGAGAAAAAATCCCTGATTGGGGCAAAAGAGAATGGAGTTGGGGTAAAAAGACAGGTCTGATTACGGAGCATTCAGGTTTTGAAGAGCCTTTGACTATAGGTAGGTTTATTGTTTTTCTTTACCGCTTTTATATTTACCTTTTTAAGAAGTTTAAAAATGGAAAAAATGAATAAATGCAGCATGAAGGACACCTAGAGAAATTTTTAATTTTTATATTTTTAATTTATAAAACTATGTCTGAATTATTATTTGTACTTGTGAGTGGTGGATTGTCTATAGTTACACAATTCGCCAAGAAGCAATGGCCCAAATTAGATCCATTATTTATTGTTGCTATTTTTGCAGTTTTAGGAGGTCTTATTTGGACTGGCTTTATGGAAATTGCAAGCGAAAAAATCTTAATGCTAATGGGCGGAATGTGGGCTACTGCGGTTTTAATATATGATGTGGTGGCTCAGGTTAAGAAGAAGTTGGATTCATTAGGCGTAAAGTAG